CCATCTTTGCCCTCAAGAACTACGGCTGGAAAGATGTCCAAACAGTAGAAAACACCGGCCCCAACGGCGGCCCTCTGCTCATCCAGGCTGTCTCTGCATACTCAGATGAGGATCTTAGGCTCATGGCAGAGATTATGGAGAGAGCGCAAATTCAGGGCGAGGTCGTCGATATTGAGCCTAAAGATTAACCATATTATCCCTGCTATTCTCAATTAGAGTGCTGTTCTAAATGATAATGGAATCACCGATATTGAGTAAATTGCTGTAACTGTTGGGAGAGTAGGTGTGTATGGTTTTAGTGAATGTGACACAACGGAATTATGTAACATTATGATATAGTAATATAGTTTTAGTTGGTGGCTTGCCGGGTTGTTGCTACTACCCGGCCAGATGGCATTGGATGTGCTGTCTGCTCTATCTCTGCTGTTATCTTTCCTTTGCTTTGATCTTGCTTCTGCCTGGCCGTGCTGATCTGCCTTGGGTTTGCTGATTTGGTCCCAAAATGCTGTTTTTTGGTCAAAATGTCCTAATGTGCGATGTCCTGGTATACCCCCACCCCCCTCGTCGGGGGTGGCACGAGATAGGGCTTGGTGGAAGTACCGGGGTATATACTACATACCCTCAATAGACTCATATCATTTCTACAAAAAAATAAAAAAAATTACAAAAAAATAATCCAAAGGGTGTTATTTCATTGATGGAGCAATTGCCAAAACATGAATCAATACTTCAGTGGGCATATCTGCATCCTGACTCACTAATCAATTACCCATGGGAACATTGGCACGACTATGTGAATTCAAATGGATGGAATATAAAGTATAGAAACAACTCACCTTACAATGGCAGGAAGCCAACTTGGAGAAAACATAGAAAACTGGAAAGACAATTTATGGAATCACAAAGAAATAATCTCTATCAATAACTACAACAACTTACATAAGGAGTTGATCAAATGCTTTTCAAATACACACTAGAGGTAATCATAGACAGCGTTGACCCATCCTTAATAGAGAAGATAACAGACATTATCAAACCTCAACTTATGCTACTTGATGGAATTAAAAGCGTTCTGCCAACGGTAACTATGGGTATTGAAGACCATAGGGATATTAAGCTAACACTAGCTGAGTACAACGAACTTCTCGAATACAAATCAATGTACAAAGGATTGGAAAAGTAGACCCCCCATACCATTGAATACACCAAGTACCTTTAAATCAAGGGTACTCTTTTTAGTATAAAAATATTTTGCAAAAGGAGTTGATGCCCATTGGATGATGATAGATTCAGAATAGTTCCTGTCGATGATAACACAAGAATAATAATGGAGGTTGCGACAGGTGATGTTCTCTACACTCAATATAGGACTAAGGATATATGGAGTCAGAGAGATGAAAAAGTCATGGTTCATAAGGTAAAACCCTTTAAGCCACCGACCGAAAAGAAGAAAAAGGGTAATAGCTCAACTAACCCTGATTTCATTTGTGTCTTTAGGGACAACTGGAACGACTTAATCAGGAACAAGAAGTTATCTTTCGGAGAGCGCGGAGTGCTGATGTCGCTGATTGGATTCACTGATTGGCGTTCTAATATTTTAGCTCATCCCGATACTAGGCAGGTGCTTAATGAATCTACACTAGCAACGTTGCTTCAGTGTGATAGAAAGCATTTATCCGGATACTTGGCATCACTGAATAAGGCTGGATTAATTGCTATCGTTAAGACGGGCGACAGAACTCCCAATAAGTACATGATGAATAGCAACTTATCCATATTCGGTAAAACACTCAAGGATACTGCCGAACATGGAGTGTTTAGGAACGTTGAATGGCAACCGGTATTGCCGATTGAATTTAAAGACGAAAAAGACCATTCAAAGATTAAGAAGAGGGGAAAATGACAGCCCTTGGTACAGGCGGTTCTCAGGGTAGGTAGTGGGGCGATATGACCCCACTGAGTGGGGCGATATGACCCCACCTATATTAGATAAATAGCATGTTTTAGCTAGGCGTGTTTATCCAAAATATAAAAACTAGGCAATGAGCAGGATTTACTCACTTTCGTTCCGTCGAACTTCTTCCAAATAAAATCCCTTGAATATAACCACACATAACCCATCAATCCGTTAAGTCCAAGCTATGTTCGGGCAAACGTATAGTTAAATGTATAAACAAAGGTTAAGTCCAAGCTATTTCAGGAGTGACATTCATGAAAAATGAAAACAGGGCATGTAAAAAGTTCAACCCCATTGACCATACATATGAGAAAACCAACTGCGCTTCATGTACGTTTTGGGGTGGAGTGAGATGCGATAACGAACCGTTTGTAGTAGCGAGTCAGGGGCTGGAACAGACCAGAATGGCAGGTTGGTTGTTGTGGTAGTGGAAAAAGATGTTAAGGAAGAACCACCTAAGCCTAAGATAAAAGCGAGTGAGCTTCCGACATTTGATAATATCAAGCAGGAGATGGCAAGACGTTTTTATGCGGACTATGTGAAATACGTTCACGAAGGAAGATGGCTTCCGAGCAAGCACCTTGTGTATATCTGTAACACCATCCAAGAGTTCCTTGAGGATAAATTAGGAAAGCAGATACTTATTCTTCAGGTTCCTCCACAACACGGAAAATCAATGACAGTTACGGAAACATTGCCATCTTGGTACTTGGGTAAATTCCCAACTAGAAGGGTAATTGAAGTTAGCTATGGCGATGACCTAGCGCAAGGATTTGGACGGAGAAATAAAGAAAAAATTGAACGGTTTGGTAAAAAGTTATTCAACATCGAGATTAGCAAAAAGGTTTCCGCATCTACAGAGTTTGAGTTAAATAATAATGTTGGAGGTATGACATCAAGGGGTATTATGGCGGGAATTACCGGAAAACCTGCAGATTTAATTCTTATAGATGATCCGGTAAAAAATAGATTAGAGGCTGACCTGCAAAGCTACCGTGACAGGGTTTGGGATGAGTGGTTAAACAGTATCAAGACTCGCCTTAGTGCCAAGGGAAAAATAATTATCATAATGACTAGATGGCACGAAGATGATTTAGCAGGAAGGGTTATTAGGGATGATAAGGATAAAAATGATGTTCACATTATCAACCTCCCTTGTGAGGCCGAAGAAAGCGATCCACTAGGTCGAGAGATTGGGGATGCCTTATTCCCTGAGATCGGAAAAGATAAGGCATGGATGAACAAATTTAAGCTATCATACTCAACGGCAGAGGGAACGCGCGCATGGTCAGCACTATTCCAGGGTAGACCATCAAGTCAAGAAGGTAACATGCTCAAACGTCATTGGTGGGGATATTGGAAACCAAGAGGAGTAATCCTTCCTCCGGTAACGGTAAAGATGCCAAATGGAGAACTTGAAAATATTGAAGCCATTGACTTACCGGACGGCATGGAAACAACCTTGCAGAGTTGGGATATGACATTCAAGGATACGGCAGGAACTGACTTTGTAGCAGGTGGAGTGTGGGGAAATAAAGGTTCTGGAATATTCTACCTTGATCAACTGTATGAAAGATTGGATTTTGTTGCCACTATAAAATCAGTAAAGTCTATGACGGAAAAATGGCCAGAAGCAACAATGAAGTTGATTGAGGATAAGGCCAATGGTCCTGCGGTTATATCCATGCTAAGGCACACGATAAACGGACTTATAGCCGTTCAGCCAAAGGGTTCTAAGCAAGCTAGAGCAAGTGCCGTGTCTCCGCTAATTGAGGCAAGGAACGTATACCTACCTCATCCGATGGTTCACCCTTGGGTTAACTTATTTATCGAGCAGTGCGCCGCGTTTCCAAATGGCAAAAATGATGACCTAGTGGACCAATGCTCTCAGGCATTAGGAAGATTCTTGCATGTCATCGTACCGGATGACAATGGCAAGGATGATGCTAGGGAATATCCTGAAGAATCGTTCACGGACTATGAAAACGAATACGAATCATTTTTCGACTAGGAGCTGATACAATGTCCTTTTGGCAAGTCATGGCACTGATAATTATTCAGGGCTTATTTTTTTTAGTTTCCTGTTATTCCGGCTTCTACTTCGGATGGATGGCAAAAAGAAACAGTCCTCCTGTTAGTATGCCGATCATTAGCACTATTGTTGATTCGTTATCTAATAAAAAGGAAAAGCATGAAGAAGATGAGGCCCAAAAGAGCTTCTTTAGTTAGGAGGGAATGTGATGAAGCAATTAACACTCTACATGGTAGTTGGTTTAATATCGGTAGTTAGTTTTCTCATAGGTTTTGTGGTATGTAAATTAGTAGGATGAATTGTTAATAGTGGATACTAGGGGGTGATAGCTTGGAAAAAGAAAAGATTGACTACAACCACAACCCAAACACCAAAGAGGAAAACGAACTACTATCTACCATAACCAACGACCAGAACAAGGCCGAGTCAATGCGAACTGAGATTGAGAAGATTTGGGATGATGAGTACAAAATTTATATCGGAGATCAATGGAGTACATCGTTTGCTTACCGTGCGCCGAGCGCTAAACAAATTAGACCGAACAGCGTTGACAACTTCGTCATGCCAGCAGTAATCAACATTCACTCTGCGCTAACCTCCACAACTCCAACCTGCTCATTTGAACCACGCGCTGATGATGACAAAGAGATAGCGCAAAAGGTCGGCCCGGTCGTTGAGTTTGTGAAGTATAAGAACAAGTTCCCTGTGCTGTGGAAGAAGGTCGTCCTGCAAGGATTAAGTTTTGGTCCCTTAATCGGAGCAGTTCTTTGGGATAATACGTGGACCGGGGGTACGGGACCCAATCGTTGGGTTGGTGATGTTCGGTTGCTTAATATCAAGCGCAAGGAGTTCTATCCTGACCCCGCCATAACCGACCTTGAAGATAGGTTGCAGGATTGCTCATACATCCATCGTAAACTTAGGCGCAAGACGGACTACTTCAAAGAGCGTTGGGAAGACAAGGGTAAATATGTCGAGCAGGACATGGACACGGTTGACACTGAGGGCATAGATGCAGGACAAGCAACCCTTATTGAGCGATGGCACAAAGGAAAGCCTAAGATGATTACGAAAGAATGGGTTGATCATTTTAAACAAAAAGCTCAAGAGTATGGCCCTGATAGCGAAGCACCTGATTCGTTCAAGGCTAAAAAGTTTTTATCTATGGCAAAGGGTGAACTGGATGGAGTTCATGTTATCTACTCCACAAGGGATGTGTTTTTGGACTACATTCCCTATGTTTATGATGATGGATTATACCCCTTTGTCTACAAGGTAATGTATGAGGACGAAAGGTCACAATGGGGATTCGGAGAGATACGGAATATCAAAATACCCCAAGTCATGCACAACAAAGCTGATGAGATTGAGATTGAGGCGATGTCGGTCGAGGGACTTGGAGGTATGTTCTACAACAAGGGAGCGTTAAGTCCTAAGCAATCTGCAGACTATAAGAACATGAACGCTAAGGGCGGGGCCGCAATCGAGGTTAACGACATAATGGGGATGAGGGAAAGAACTGGTCCTAAAATTCCTGCATCAATTGCCAACTACAAAGAGCAGAAACAGCGCATGGTTGAAACTATCTCGCAGAACACCCCCATTCAGCAAGGAACTAAGCCGGGAGGAGTTACGGCCTTCAGCGCCATTAAAGAGCTTGGGGATAGGGCAGACACCCGCACAAGGGGAAAGATTGAAGTCCTTGAGGATTTCCTTATTGAGTTTAATCAATTCATTCTTTCTCGCATTGCTCAGTTTTACACAGAGGAAAGGCAATGGAGAATAACGGGCAGTGAGGGTCAATCCAAAAGTGGTACGTTCAGCAATAAGGAAATGGTCAGAACATGGGAGCGTGGCCCTGCCGAATATGATGAGCAAGGAAATGAAGTAAAACCTGCCGAGATGGAAGAATACATTCCGGAAATGGATGTTAAAGTCAAGCTTGCCGATGAGCGCCCAACGAGCAGGGATTATTACACAAACTTAGCTATGACCATGCAGCCAAGGGGCTTAATCGACCGTCAATCATTTTGGTATGTCATGGAGGAAGGTAAGTTCCCACCAAAGGAAGAGGTGTTAAAAAGGTTGGACGAGGAAATGCAAGCTAAGATGGCAGCGCAACAGCCAAAGGTTCCTCCACAAATGCCGCCACAGGCCCCACAACCTCAACCACAACCACAACCTCAACCACAACCACAACCTCAACCACAACCACAACCTCAACCACAACCACAACCTCAACCACAACCACAACCACAACCTCAACCACAACCACAACCTCAACCACAACCACAACCACAACCTCAACCACAACAAGCCCCTCCAACTCAAGACCAGATTCAACAAATGTTGCAAGAAGCTATGTCCCACATGACAAACGAGGAGCAACAGCAGTTCGCTAATTTACCAGATGAGGCTAAGATTCAAATCGTTCAGCAGATGATGCAGGGAGGACAACAGTAATGGCGAACTATCGCAAGAAACCAGTAGTAATCGAGGCTTTTAAATTCTATGTGGATGGTATGCCCGATTGGTTCATGGACCGAGTGTCTAAAAATGATGTTGTACTTATTAATTGTAATTACAAGAAGCACAACATTGAAGAAGCGTACTGCGAGATCAAGACATTAGAGGGAGTTATGCGCGGAAACGGAGGAGACTTTATTATCAAGGGTGTTAACGGAGAGATTTACCCATGCAAGCCTGATATTTTCGATAAAACTTATGAGAAAGTGGATGGTGATGATTAGTAATGCCTAGAAAAGACGCAAAGAAAAAGATGCCCATGTCGAAGAAACCCAAGCCGCCCATGCGCAAATCTCCTAAAGAAAAGGAACCCATGGACGATAAGGACAAGAACCATTCGATTCGAATTGCAATCATGATGGCCAAGGAAATGCCGGGGATGGTGTCAAAGAATGGGAAAACAGCCAAACCCACACAAGCCATGAAGAGAACGGGTTCCATTATGGCATCCATGTCGAAGATGGGAAAGAAAAGCGGAACGAAGAAGGGAAAGTGTTAATTATGCAAAAGGATTTAGGGATTACGGAAGTCCGGGGAGCAAAAGCTAATATTTCTGATTTGGTCGTCTATGGGGATGGGGATACATTTGCATTGCTTTGTAAAGCGAGTTCCAAAGAACAGGGGTGGATGAAGTCTACTAAGGTGTGTAATGTTCCGGGTGGTTGTATCTTACAGGTAACTACTCAACAGAAGAATCCTGATGGTAGTTATGCGGTGGCAGAAGCATTGACCTATGTTCCTGGAGTGCAAATGGCAAAAAATACAGGCCCTCGAATACTAGTATCGATTTAATGGAGGTAGCCAAATGGCTGTAAAATCAAAAATTCAACAAGTAAGTAAAACGGCAACGAAAAACGGTGTTAATTATGGATGTAGCGTGGGCAAGGACGATAAAGGTTATTTCGCCTACACCCATAGGGCTAGAAGTAAAAGTGTTGCAAGTAAGGATAAAATAACTGTTAAGGATTTAAAGTTCATTGAATCCACAGGTTAATTGACGAACCGATAAGGTTCTTATTTTTTGCCCATTTATAGCGAGAGTTCACCGTCTTTAAGGTGCAAATCGGCGGCGGTCGTAAACGCGGAGGTATTTACATGTTAATTAACTTTAGACTCAACCCATTTTATGCTCCAGAAAGTGACACAGGCGCAAGTGGAACTGAGGAAGTCGCTGACCTCGGAACGGATGATGGAGCAGACCCGTTTGCTGGTCTAAGTTTTTCCAATGATGACGAAGAATCAGAAGAAGTTGACGAGACAACCGAGGAACCTGAAGTTCCAGAAGAAGTTGCTGAGGAAGTTAAACCTGAAGTTATCAAAGAGGAACGGACAAGCAAGCAACCGCCGGAAGTTGATGCAGCTTATAAAAGGGCTAGGGTGGCCGAAGAAACTGCTGCACGGCTTGAGAGAGAACTGAATGAACACAAGGAAAGATATCGCCAGGAGGTTGAGTTCAAATCTCAGGAACAGTTCCATGCCAAGGCTAAGGAGCAATGGAATAGCGATCTTGCATTTGCCCAACAGATGCGCGATGCAGGGTATGATGAGCAGGTTGTAAGTAGATATCTTAATGCTCAGAGCAATGCGTTAACTGCTCAGAGTGAAAGCCAAAGTCTTCAGCAACAGTTTAATAAGTTCAAGGAGGAAAACAAAAGGGATAAGGATGAGATAGCCAGGATACAGACCGAAAAGTCTGCCAGCGAAGGGAGAGAGATTATATTCAGACAACGTGACTCTCTCAAAGCTAAGTATGGTGATCTTGTTCCTGATTCGAATGACTTCAGCGAACTTATCCAGCAGCTAGGAAATGGGGTTGTGGATTTAATCTCCAAAAACGGCCTAGACCTAGATAAGGCGTTCAGGTTAGTTAATCACGACAAGATCCTACAGCGCGAAAAGTCACTTGCCGAGAAAAGGACAACCGCTAATATTGTTGACCGCGGGAAAAAGACGGTCGAGACAAACAAAACGGAGAAGAAGCCAGAAAGCAACCTAACGCCAGGCCAAATCAGGTTCGCCAAGGAGTTCGGGCTAGACCCCAAAGAGGTAGCAAAGAGATCCAACCCCAATCTATTTAAGAGAAATAAAGGAGTGAGCTAAATTGGCATTAACATTTGCGTATGATTTGGTTACCGGAAATACAGAGATACTAAAGCCGTTTTATATCCCAACGGCTACTGCGATTGAAAAAGGTGAGGTTGTTATTTTCACCCCTGGCGCAGGAATTGCAGCCGTGGGAGATCAAGATCAAGATGGGCCGGTGCTTGGTGTAGCATCCGAGGCGCACGATGGATCAACAACGGGCAGGCAAACCGGAACAGAGATCAAGGTATCATGCAGTCCTACCGCTTGCTTTAGGGTTCCTTGCGCGCTTGTTCTTACCGCAACCGGAGGTAGCACAACTACTTTTGTGGATTCCAATCTGCGACCTGCGACAGACGATATTTTTAATGGCGGGTACATTAAAGTGGTGACATGCGCTGCCGATACTGCCGGGGTATCAATCGGTAAGAAAATCAAAATCACCGACTACACTGGTTCCGGTGGAACGATTACAGTAGGCACTCAACCATACGCCTTCGCTTCTGGAGACACGGTTAAGTTATTCCCCGGCCCATTGGCAGTAACATCTTACAGCCATAACCTTACTGCCGGCGGAACTGACATTGATTTCGAGGAAACAGCCGCAGGGGAAGCTATTCAAATTATCGCAGCTGACCCAATCAATGAGGTATTAGTGGTTAAGTTCAGATTGCACCAATTAGCCAATCATCCAGCAGCTATCTAACTAATTGTTTTGTCTGAAAGTCCTCTAAATTTAGGGGGCTTTATTTTATTGAAAGAAAGCGAGTGAATTTACAATGGCAATGATAAGAGAGAATTTTATGGAATTAGAAGGAGTACTCCAGACTGTTTACGATATGCAATTGGCTAAACAGAAGGATTATGTTCCCAAGTTGTTTAACGTAGCCACATCAAAGCGTAGCCAAGAAAAGCACTTTGGTATCGGCGGAATTGGATTAATGAAGAAATGGGCGGGTCAAGTTGAGTACGATACCATCGGGAAACGATGGGAGACTGTTTATCGACATGGTAAGTGGAGTACAGGTCTGCAATTTGAAAGAGAAATATTTGACAATAACGAATATAAACAACACTTGACAAAAACCACCAAGCTTCTAGCGCTATCCGTTCATAACACTCGCCAAGATCATGCGTTTAGCGTGTTCAACAATGCGTTCGACACAGGATTCCTAGGGGCAGACGGGAAACCTTTATGCGCCGCTGCTGGCAATGGACATCCATACTCTCCTAGCAATTCAGTAGACACCCAAGTTAACGCAGGAACACTACCCTTGACCCCTGCGAATATCGAGGCCACAGTTACTGCAATGCATCGGTTCGTTGATGACCGAGGGAACAAGTTGGGTGTAAATCCTCGCCTGTTGCTCGTTGGTGATCATTATCGCGTTAAGGCTAAGGAGATTGTCGGTAGCGATAAGGTTCCGTTTTCCACAGAGAACACGGTCAATGTGTGGAGCGATGAGCTTGACTATATGTACATCCCGGGGATTGAAGGTAAAAAATGGATGCTAGTGGACCCCGACTTGATGAACATCTTCCTTAATTGGTACGACAATCGGATTGCCAAGTTGGAATACGAAGATAATTTCAATACAGAGATCATCAGTTACAAAAATGTGGCGTTATATTCGTTTAACTTTGACGAATGGTACTGGCTGTACGGGCACAACGTTTCCTAGTCTTTTTACGCCTTGACATAGTTATGTAATTCGGTTATAATTATGTCGGAGGTGCATCCGATTGACGAGAGTATCAATCAAAGAATCTATGGTTTGCTTAATTTGTGGAGAGGAATTTATACCTCTCCACAAACAACAGTTTACTTGTAGTAGCGAGAAATGTACTAAGGAAAGACGAAGAAGGTTCTATCAAGCAAAGAGAGCAGAGAAGACCGAAGCAAAGAGAGTTCCGATTACGTGTAAACAATGCGGAACAATTTTTACTCCAGAGGGAAACTATAACCTGGATAAAATAAAGTATTGTTCAAAAGAATGCCGCGACATCGCAAATGAATATGTACGCAAAGAGAGATATATCCGTAAGGTTGTAGCTAAATTAGAACCAAGGGCTTGCGTAATTTGTGGAGATTATTTTACGCCAGATACGGCACACTCCTATGCTGTCTGTTGTAGTCCTGAGTGCAACAGGGAAATTCAGTCAAGAAAGCGTAGAGAAGCTTATCTGTTAAAAAAGGTCGAGGTGCTACTGGAGCAGAGAAACTGCCAGAATTGCGGAAAGGATTATGCGCCTACCGATCAAAGGCAGGTATACTGCTCCGTAGAATGCAGGGAGATTGCTTCTACATCAAGAAAAAGAGAATACCAACGCCGATTGCCAATGGGGGTAAAGTCCAAGAGGAACAGTCTTTCTAGGCTTAATGGAAACTGGCACAAAGCTATGGAACGCGATAACCGAGAATGTCAAATATGCGGAACCAGGGAAAGGGTTTTAGTTCACCACCTTAACGGCAGGGGCGAGAAGAAAAAAGGCATTAGAGTGAAGGATGATTCTAGACTCGAAAATCTCGTAGTTCTCTGCGAGCAGTGTCACAAGGACATACACGGAATATTACTGATTCGCAAGGGTGACGGGTGGATAATCCAAGGCCATATATTTAAAAAATTAAACATAATCGGATCTATTGAGATCAAGCAGTGAAGAGGAATAAACCACCTCTTCTTTTTAATTCCCATTAAAGGAGAGTGAAATAATTGACAGAACTAATAGATAGTTATGGTTCAAGGCACGAATACGGCATAAACCTCCATAAGGATGGACTGGCCCTAGACAACGTTCCTGTCACATCTACAGCATCGGAACTAAATCTACTCGATGGCGCAACGTTCACGTTAGCGGAACTAATCCTTGCAGCAACCGGATTGTCAACAGGCAAGTTTGTAGTTGGCCAAAAATTCGTCGTAACCTATCCGCAAGTTGCAGCAGCAGACGTAGCGAAAACATTCTTCGTTGCACCGGCAGCCTGTAAGATCGTATCAGGTTATGAACGACATGTGGCAGTAGCTGGACAAGCAGGAGTCCTGACGGTTGAAAAACTTACAGCAGCAGAAGCACCAGGCTCAGGTGATGACCTATTCACAACTGGTTGGGACTTAACTAGTACAGCAAATACTTCTGTATCCAAAACAGCAGTAACGACCGCAGCCGGGACTTTGGCAGCAGGAGATGCACTTTGTTTAAAGGTACAATCAGGCGCGGCAACATCTTATGCCTTGGGCACGATTTCATTGGTGATGCAATACGTGTAATAATCAGGGGGCCTTCGGGTCCCTCTTCTTATTTACACCCAACTGCAGAGGGTGTAAATTGGATAAATTGAGGAGGTTGATTAAGTGGAAGTTACAAGAATCGGCGATGATGATGACAATAGATTGGTGATAGAGCCAGGTGGTTCGGCTAATGTGAGGGCAAATCTTATTGTTGGTGCTGTCGCAGTAACCCCAAGTGATACAGTGGATTTAGCTACAGGAGCAACTAAAGGTATTTACGTAGGTGGAGCGGGAAATCTGAAGGCCGATATGGCGAATGGAACAACTGCTACTTTTAATGCGTTAGCGGTTGGCGTTCTCCATAACTTGTCCGTAAAAAGAGTTTATGCCACCGGAACAACCGCTACGGTTATCGTGGCTGTGTATTAATGCTTTTTAGTAGCTATTTCCACGGGAGGAGGAACTTATCTAAATGAATGTTGGACAACTAAGGGTTTTGGTTAAGAAATTGATCAACAGTTACAGTGCAGACGGACAACTTATTCCCCTTTCTGATAACGCAGACGTTGACTTGGCTATTGTTGATTTTTTAAACACCGCGTACTACAAGGCTATACAGTATGATCCAATTGAAGCTGTATTCCCCATAACTCAAACCATAATACCTAATCTTTTGTACGTTTATGATGCCTTTAATATCAAACAGCATCTTGATACGGATATCATCGTTTTGGCAACAGGTGTTAAGTCGTATTACTTTGAAGTTGATAAGCCGTGCGTTATTTATATCGAGGAAAGTATTTCGGGAGTATGGACAAACCTATCCACAATAACAGTGACCGGAATAACATCATTCGCCGAGTATAGTGGGCTTATATCTCCCTCAAGCGTGTCTAATGCAGTAAGAATCCGCTTCTCCGGATCATATCCCTATAATATTAGGCGTACTGCATTGTATGGATACACGTTCGCTTCTGTTGCGGACGTTCCGAAATTCAAACCCTATGTATCCTATCAATTACCAGATAATTATATAAAGCTAAATAAGATTGTTCAAAACTCAGACGACAGATTACATCAGGATATGATTGATTATTCTATCGAGAAAAGGAATCTCCTGATTAACTACTTTTACGCAGGATCATTTGATACATTTTATTTCAAGCGACCAGACGAGCTAGTTCTTGATTCCGATTCGCCCGAAACGCAGTTACAGAATCATAGCTACCTTGCATATTTTGCCGCCGGGCAATGGTTGTTTGTTAGTGGGCAGCAAGAGCAAGGATTAACACTACTCAATATGTTTGACTCATTTATGAACGAAACTGCGCTAAAGAATGATGAATCAAATTCAGGCGTCATTAGCTATTCGGAGTGGTAAGGTGGTGATAGTATCGCTCAGATCAAAGTTACCAAGTTTGCAAATACACAGCGTGAGCTGACCTATAACGACTTCTCATCTGGATTAAATTACCGTGATAACCCGTCTCTCGTATCCCCTTCAAGTACGCCTGAGTGTCAAAACGTCCGCGTACGTGATAAATCAATCGGAAAACGTCCCGGCTACTCCAACCTCTACCCCACATCCCTTGGAGAAGGTGGCATCAACGGAATATCCCCCTACATTAAGGCATCGGGAACTAAATTTCGCTTAATCGCATGGAGCACAAAGCTATTCACTCAAGAAAGCAATGATCAACCTGTCGAAATCAAGTCAGGCCTAGCAAACGCTAAGGCTTCTTTTTTTGTCCTCAGCGACACCCTGTACGTACTCAATGGAACCGACTACCTTTCCTTTAACGGCACTACCTGCGCTGATGTCGTTGGGTACGTCCCCCTAGTTCTCATTGGTCGTTCTCCAACGGGATCACCCAACTATGGTACACCCCGTGAATCGCTCAACATCATATCACCCGGCTTCCGCACCTCATTCTCCGCAACGGGCACAGCAACAGCCTACACCCTCCCATACACCTCTCTCGACGCAACAGCCATAACGGCCATAGTCAACGGTGCACTAATGGTCGAGACAACAAACTTCACGGTCAACCGCACAACAGGCGTAGTTACTTTCAATATCGCTCCTGCCATCGGGATAGATAACGTCATAATCACAGCGTTCAAAGCATCACTAACAACCCCATCGCTTATCCTTAATTGCCGAGTCTCCGAGGTCTACGGTGGCAAAGCAGAAGCAACAGTATTCTTCTCCGGAAACCCTAACTACCCTGACTTAATATGGCACTCTCGCCTCTATGGTGAGAATTACAACGCTGACTATTTCCCCGACGATGCAGTACAAAAAGTACCGGGCAATGTCGCAGGACTAGCACATATCTTCGACCTGCTCTATGTCTCACACAGCAAAGGTCACGGATACCTATCCTATGCAGATGGCACATCTTACCCCATATTCCCCTATGCTGACATCAATCTCGAAAAGGGCAGCGACATACCAGGTTCAATCCAAGAGGTCGATAACGCCGTCATATGCGCTTCTACGAGCAATGGAGTAATGCAAGTTCTATCCAACACCACTGTCAATAATCGCTTATCCATTAACGACATAAGCGACCTAGTAAATAAGTCAGGTTCAGGTAGAACGGACTTAGGTATCCTCCAAGAAGGTAATTTAACCAATGCGGTATCCTATAATCATGATGGTTACTATGGACTCTGCATCAATGATGTTTGCTACGTTTGGGAT